GAATTAAAGCTAAAAAGGAAACAACTAGCAATACTCCGATTATTAAATCCTACGTCTAAAGAGATGGAGATACTAAGAGAGTTGTTTTGTATAATTGACGGGATGGAAGTACCAGAGAGGATGGACGTACAATGAGTAAAACGAAGGCTTTTAAAAGAGATATTGTAGACGGGATGAATGTTATGATGGGTAGAATTGTTCAATTAGAAAATGTCTTAACTTCTTATATTGACATGGAAGGGAAGACTGAAGATATTAAGAAGAGATTAGAAAGTGAATATAAACAAAGAGAACGTAAGCGAAGCAGAAGAAGTTCTAAGACTAGCAAAAAGTGATCTTATTGCATTTGGGAAACTTTTTTTACCCAATGACTTTATGCGGTCAGAGACACCTGCTTTTCATTATGAGGTAGCTGATTCTACTGACGACTTAGAAACTAAGCAGTTAGCTATCATTGTACCGAGGGGACATGGGAAGACTGTCCTCACTAAATGTAGTATTATAAAAGATTTCGTTTTCGCTCCTGAGCTTCTTTTTTATGGATGGGTTTCTGCCACTCAGAAACTTGCTGTTGGTAATATGGATTATATTAAACACCATCTTGAATTTAATGAGAAGATAAAATACTATTTTGGAAATCTAAAAGGTCCTAAATGGACAGAAGAAGACATTGAACTAAGAAATGGATGTAAGCTAATTTCTAAGAGCAATGTTGCTGGAATACGTGGTGGAGCGAAACTTCACAAGAGATACGACTTAATTATATTGGATGACTTTGAACATGAAGCAAATACCATTACTCCCGAAGCGCGTGCTAAAAACGCCAATCTTGTCACAGCTGTTGTTTATCCTGCTCTTGAGCCTCATACTGGTAGGTTACGTGTTAATGGGACTCCTGTACATCACGATTCATTCATTAATAACCTTCTCAGAAACTTTTCGATTGCTAAGAAAGAAGGTAAAAAGTTTAGTTGGAATGTTATCACTCACAAGGCGTTAGACCCAGACGGGAATCCCCTGTGGCCAAGTTTCTTTGGAAAGAAGAAGCTGGCGGAGAAAAAGAAGTTCTACCGTGATTCTGGACAGGCGTCAAAGTTCTTTCAAGAATATATGATGGAGGTGATGAGTGAAGAAGATGCGATGTGGCGTAGAGAACATATCAAAAAGTGGGAAGGATATTACGAACACCGTGATGGGCTTAACTATCTTATACAGAACGGAGAAGAAGTGCCTATCAATACATTTATCGGGTGTGACCCTGCTACTGACATTGATACTAAAGAATCTGATTTTAGTGTCATTATGGCTGTGGGTATTTGTCCAGATAATAACTTACACGTCCTTGAATACGAAAGACACAGAAGTATCCCAACGGTGGGTTCAAAATCACTTAATGGAGAGGTTTTGGGAAAGAAAGGTGTTGTAGATTTCATTATAGAGCTATATGATAAGTATCATTGTACTAGTGCCACCGTGGAAGACGTTGCTATGAACAGGTCAATCTTCCAGGCTATGAATGATGAAAGAAGAAGGTTAAATCGCTTTGATATAGCGGTAATTCCTGAGAAGCCAGGTGGAACACAGAAGAGAAATCGTATATATAGTGGATTATCAGGTAGATTTTCAATGGGAACTATCCATATTAGGTCCAATCACTTTGATTTAGAGCACGAAATCCTTACATTTGGCCCAAGAATGGCTCACGATGACACCATTGAAACTCTTTATTATGCAAACGTGCACGCTTTTCCGCCTTCTTTGAAGCGAAATAAGGAGAAAACGGGCTGGTTTAAGCCTAAACGTAAGGCAAAGTCTTGGATTGTAGCATAGATGGGTAATTATCTAAATAAAATTGTAGGAAAGAAGGTAGACAAGGCTGTCAACCAAGTAAAATGGTATGGAAGACCCGCTTCTTTGATCCCAGGAGCTGATTATGCTGATATGCTTGAGAATAGAGCGGCAGATTTTACAGATGCTATCTATAATTTGTCAGGGAAAGGTAGAAAGAAATCAGAAAAAGCCGCTATGAAAGCAATAGAACGTATAAGATCAGGTAAAACTGTTGCTTATCGTGTTGAGGATGAAGCAATTCCAGCTTCTGAGACTATGTTCTCTGAGAGTTATGGTGCTGATGTAGATGAATACTCTATTCTTGGGGAGAGAAGGCGTGCTGGGTGGCAAAAAGAACCAAATTTCATGTATGACTTATTTAGTACTGATCCAGATACTATTTTTGTAGCAGGGGGAAGGTCTGAAGGTGATGTTCGTCAGACGATGGCTCATGAAGGTGTTCATGAAGCAGGTGTATATCACGATACAAGATCAAGTGGTCAAACTGATTTTGATATGGCATTAGACTTATTTAGATATGAGTGAGAAGTACGATTCCTTAACACATTCTCTTAGGTCAAGTGCAAGCCCTGGTGGTAAGAGGGATTATTGGGATTTACAGTATAGGTCTAAATGGAAGGCACCTAAGTTTATGCAAACACCTAGATTTAAGAGTTATTCTCATACACCAAAAAGTACTCTTCAGTCTTTACTTGGAAAGAAGTTGAATTTCCCTATGGGTGGTGGGGCAGCACTTTCTATTGGAAGATTCAATCAAAGGATTCCTACGGATATTGAGCCAGCTAGTGAACAGAACCCAGGAGGGGAGTTGAAATATAGAAATAACCCTATGTACGGGATAAAATTTAAGAAGAACTTCTAATGGCTGGAGGATACGAACAAGTAGTATTAAATGCTGACGCACCTTTTGAAGAAGGGGCATTTCAGCCAAGATTTACAATATCAATGTTTAAGGGGACTGAAAAACAGAGAATACAACAAGCACAATATATGATTCACTTAGTTAATGTAAGAAATGTTCCAGTTAAGAATGCTATGGGAATACTAGCAAATATATTTGGTGAGAGCACTTATAATCCAGCTGCTAAGGGTGATTACAAATATAAGAAAGAATCAGACCGTCATCAAACCGTTAATATCCCTCAAAGTTTTGGACTATTTCAATGGAGAGGTAAAAGAGCGGAAAAGATGAAAGAATGGGTTGGAGAGGATTGGGAAACTGATTGGAAAGGACAATTAGACTATTTTCTCAGAGAACACGAACCATGGGCAGATGGAGGTCAGAGCCCAGATACTTATTACAGCAGATATAAAGAATATTTAGAGAAAAATCCTAACGCAACTGTGGCTGAGGCTTCTGATTTTCTAGTAAAGCATAATCTTAATCCTCTTAATGAGGAAATTGCGATGGAACGGAGGAGAGGATGGGTTGCTGGTCAAAATGAAATGGAAAAACAAGACGATATAATGAAACGTAAGAAACTTAAATAATGGCAAGAACAAGTAATAAGAAGAAGGCTGGAATAGTTGTTGATTTGTGGCAGAAGGCTGATGGGGCTTCTAGGTCCAAGTGGAGAGCTATTAATCAGCAAGGATATGATTTCTATTTAGGAGAACAGATAAGTAATGAGGAGAGGGATCAGTTAGAAGCTGCTGGTATGCCTACTTTCATTATCAATAGAATTACTCCTGTTATTGAGACTATGAAGTTCTTTGTAACCGCAGGTGATCCAAGATGGCAGGCTGTGGGAGCAGAGGAATCAGATATAGATGTATCCGCTGTGCACGCTGATCTTATGGATTATTGCTGGAATCTTAGTAATGGTAAGTCAGTCTTCTCTAATGTTATTCTAGATTCACTTACAAAATCTACGGGTTATTTCATGATGGATGTTGACCCAGATATGGATAAAGGAATGGGAGAAGTTGTATTTAAGAGGGTTGATCCGTTTGATGTTTTCCCAGACCCCATGTCTAGAGACCCATTACTTAGAGATGCATCTTATATTATTGTCAAGAAGGACCTCCCAAAAGAACAGTTAAAAGCATTGATTCCTGATTATGCATCGAAGGTTAAGAAAGCTAATCCTGTTAATGCATCAGTAGGGATACAAGAATATTTTGATAGAGATTTTAGTTCCGCTCAGCACATACAGCATCTTGATTTGGGGGCTGATTCCTACAAACCTGATACTGGTGAGGAAGATATAGTCATAGATTTTTATGAGTGCTATATGAAGACTAAGGAAGAATTTGTAAATGTCTTTATTAAAGCAAAGCCCTCGAGGGCTCAGATGCAGGCTATTGAGGAAAAGATTGCAGATGATGTACAACAATTTAGTAGAGAGAAGGCTGTTGAAGTCGCTGAATTGAAAGCATCTATGGAAGAAGCTCTCATGAATGGTGAGGTTATCGAGGAGAGAGCTGCTCTTGAAATAGATAAAGCTGAGAAAAATGCTCTCGCAGAAACTGAGATGTATGCGCAACAATTAAGGGCTAAAGCGGCAGAAGAGATTGCTAGTATAGAAAATGTGATTATGGAAAAAGCGGAATTTGACCTAAGAAGTCAAGATGATGTTTTTACTGGTTCAGTCGTAGATGCTATTCCATTCTTTGAAGACAGAGTTCAAGTTAGGTGTGTAGCTGGAGATACATTTCTTTATGAGTTTACTCTTCCAATAAAAGATTATCCTATGGTTCCAATTCCATACTTATACACTGGGACTCCTTATGCGATGAGTGCTGTTACTCCCTTAGTTGGAAAACAGCAAGAAATTAATAAATCCCATCAAATCCTAATTCATAATGCAAACCTATCGTCTAACCTTAGATGGTTATATGAAGAGGGGTCAGTCCCAGAGGATGAGTGGGAACAATATTCTTCCTCTCCAGGTGCCTTGCTTAAATATAGACAGGGATTTGCTCCTCCTACCGCAGTACAACCCTTACCTCTGAATAATGCTTTCTTTGGGATTACCCAGGAAGGCAAAGGAGATATGGAGTATCTCTCTGGAATTTCTAGTTCTATGCAAGGCGCCACTGGTGAGGAACACGAAACTTATAGAGGTATGTTAGCTCTTGATGAGTTTGGAACTAGGCGTATTAAGGCTTGGATGCATAACATAGTAGAGCCAGCTCTTGAGCATATTGGTAGAATATTTAAAGATTTAGCACAAGCAACATATCAGACTAATAAAGTATTTAGGATTGTCCAACCTAACAATGTAGAGAAATCTGTTGAGATTAACATTCCGATTTATAATGATCTTGGAAATTCAGTAGAGAAGTTTAATGATTATCCTACTGCTCAATTTGATGTTCGTATTATAGCTGGTTCCACAATGCCTATTAACAGATGGGCATTAATAGATGAATACTTTAGATGGTATCAGGCTGGACTTATTGATGATATAGCAATGTTAGCTGAGACAGATATTAGAAATAAAGAGACCATTATGAAGAGAAAATCTTTGTATTCACAATTACAAGGACAACTTGAACAATTACAAGAGACTCTAAGTGATAGAGAAGGAACTATTGAGACTCTTGAAAGGCAACTAGTACAATCTGGAATTAAACAGAAAGTTCTACAAGCTGATGGGGAGATTAGAAAAGC